CGCGCCTCCCCACCATACTTGTTGTCATTATCCACTCCTCTACCTCTCCTCCAAACAATTCAGGTGCCTCGTCGGCGGCAGTCCATTGCGCGGCCTGATCATGGGAGAGTAGAGGAACTGCAGTTGTATCCGTGTAGTGCAAGTGGGCGGGTGGTTCTCCCACTCTATCGGGCGATTCGCCCTCGAGGATCCAGTCGGGCTGTACCTTGAGCGTTCTGGCGAGAGCGTGCAGGTTCTTGCCGGTCGGTGAGGTTTCACCAGACTCCCATTGGCTGATCGTCGACGACGACCTCACACCGACAGCCTTCGCGAGGTCAGTCTGACTGAGTTCTAACTGTTTGCGTCTCGACCTTATTCGAGCGCCGATCTGTTCTTTCAGCATCCTGAAACTATATCGGCACTTGAATTCAGTTATCTGACGGACTAAATTACAGAAATCTGAAGTTCGGCCGGTCCTAATTGTCGATGAAGAAATCAAAAGCGATCGCTTTGTTCGGGAGCTCATCAAATCTCGCTAAAGCTCTGGGGGTCTGGCCCTCCGCCGTTTCGCAATGGGGGAACGAGGTTCCGCCGCTGCGCGCCTTCCAGATCAACGAACTGATCGAGTCTGGTCATCCATTGTTGGTCACCTCAGACAATGAAAACACCTCAACTGCAGCAGAAGGATAGGGCGATGGCGACAGCAAAACATCGTCAGAAGTTACTATCGGACGCCGGGGCCGAACTCGCGCCCGATATCGCACCCCTGTCACCCCGACAGGCCGAGGCCACCTGGCACGCGTTTGAGGGGCTGACCGCCGCACAGACGGCGGCCGCCATGCGGTGCCAGGTGCGCACGGTGATCTCTCACCTGCAGTCGTCGATGGACAAGCTGGGCGCGATGAACAAGACCCACCTGGTCGCGATCGCGGTCCGCAAGGGGATCATCAACATCAAGCTGGCCGGCTTCGCCTCGGTGCGCTTGTTGGCGACGCTGACGGTCGGCTCGGCCCTGTACATCATGCTCGTGGGCCAGTTCATGGCGCCCAACGACCTCGATTTTCTCAGGCCGCGCCCGCGCCCGGTCCGAACCCGCCTACGCAAGGAAGGGGAGTAGATGGCGAAAGAACCCAATGACATCAGTGAGGCCCGCGAGCGGTTCGACCGGGCCTGCCAGCAGTTTAACCGCCGCGTCAGCGCGGCCCGGGTCCAGGTACAGCCGTCCGGAATTGTTCGAGCAGAGAGTCGGCTGCGACGTGGTTGCCGCTGGTTCTGGCGCTGTCTATGGCGGTCTCGAAAATGATGGATACCGCACGATCGTCGAGCATCCCTTGCAGACGTAACTGGTCGAACAAGGCGTTCAACAAGAAACGGGTGGCCACGAGGTGCTGCTGCGACACATCGATGAGCAGTTGTTCGGCGTCTGTAGCCATGGGTAAGCCCTCTTTTTCACTGGAGTGTACCCGATGAGCCACCAGGCATCCCATTGGGCGATTCTGCAGCTACCGGAGTCCGCGCACGAGAAGGCGGTGCTCATGGTGCTGGCCGACTTCCATAACTCGGAGACCGGCCGCTGCGATCCCTCGGCGATCACCGTCGCCGAACTCTGTCGATGCAACGAGCGCACGGCCCGGCGATGCCTAGAGTCGCTGCAGGCGCAGGAGTTCATCTGGATGGAGAAAAGAGATCGCCGACCGGCGTTGATTCACTTCAACTGGACCCGTCCTGGTGCTTACGAGTTCAAGAAAAAGACTACGGACACTGTGCCCGCAGACCCCAAAGATGCCGCCGCGAAGCCCCCATGGGCGCGGCCTGTAGAGGACGATAAAACGGCTACGGACACTGTGCCCGCAAGCGAAAAATCTGCGGACACTGACGACACCAGCGCCGAAACCTTACGGACTCTCACGACACCCTCTGCGGACTCTGACGCACAATCTGCGGGCACAGTGTCCGACGAACCTAAGAACCAGGTATTAACCAGATCTGCGGATAGACATCCGCCAGTTCGAAAAACACCGGATCCGGTATCGGCTTCGCCGCCGGCACGCGAACCCATGGCGGACCCGTCGAACGAGACCCCGGTCGACCAGCTCCGGCACGCTCGCCGCTCGCTCGATCGCCTGCAGGCTCTCGCAACGCCACCCGAGGGCCTGGTCGCCTACTGGCAGGCCGAGGTCACTCGCCTCGAGGCCGAGATCGGTGCCGAGGCCGGCGCGCGGAGGGCCAGCGGATGACCAGACTCTCGATGCTGCGGGGCAATCGGATCTATTGGGACGGCACCGAATTCCGGTATTGCGATAACGATGAACCCACGCTGTTCGCTTACCGCGACCGGCCCTGCGGCATCTGTCATCAGATGAGCACACCCGAGGGGCATGACGCATGCCTGGGTGAGCTGCCTGGAGTGGTGAACGCGTGTTGCGGGCACGGCGACAACCGCAGCGCCTACGTCCAGCTCGCTGACGGTCAAGAGATCAGAGGACCGGACGCGCTAATCGCGGCAACGAGGCTGCAGGCGGAGGTGATGGCATGAAGCATCCCGAAAAATCCCGCCTCAAGGCGAAGGCGAACGTGCTCCTGCTCGAGCGCGTGCTGATCGGACCGGAGCACCGCGTCGACCAGCCGGCGGGCGAGACGTTCCCCCTGGCCGACCTGGTGAACGGCGCCGAACTCGAGCCTGCCGGCCAGCGACCGGCCCAAGTGATGGCCGCCGATTTCAATCGAGATTTTGAACGCGCCTGGGCGAAGGCCTACGGCCGAGGGAGGAAGTCAGCATGATCGAGGGAGCACTGATCCTGATCGGGTTTGCGGGTACGACGATGTTCTTGTGGTGCGGGGCCCTGCTGGCCGAACGCGCACGGCGAGAGGACTACCCGCGGCCGATGGCCGAATACCGCCGGGGTGACCGGTGAGTTCAGGCGGCGGCGACGGTAGCGACAACGACAACGTGGTGCAGTTTCCGACCGGTGAACTACCGCCGGCAACCACCACCACCGGCACCGATCCGCACGTGTTCATGGTCACCGACCAGGCGGTGCCGCTCCGGGGAGCCGACGTGCTGCACATCCTCATGAACTGGCTGATCGGCTATCGGGTCTTCCACATCCGGGGTCACTGGTCATTTGCAATGAAGCCGCTGCGCGCGGATCTGTGGATGGGAAAACGATGAGCGGAGCGACGATGGAAGAGCGATCTATCGGCCGGGTCACGAGGGCGCGCCAGCGGATCTATGCGCGCTGCTGGCGGCACGGGCACTGCCCGAAGTGTGGCGGTAAGGACATGACCTACGCCCGCAACCTGGGTGGATGGATGTGCCAGGGCTGCAACCACGTGAAGTCGGACCGCCGTGATTGATACCAACAAGAGGGAGAGAACAGAGACCGTGACCGTCCAGCTACCGATGATCTACCGATACCCGATTCTGCCCATGGGCAAGCCCCGCATGACACGCTCCGATCGCTGGCGCCGACGGCCCTGCGTGCTGCGATATCGCGCGTTCAAGGAAGAGGTGCGCATCCGCCGGGTGACTGTGCCAGCTCATGACGCCTCGATCACCTTCGTCCTGCCGATGCCGAAGTCCTGGCCGCAAGCGAAGCGAGACGCTCTGGACGGCCAGCCGCATCAACAGAAACCGGACGTCGACAACCTGCTCAAGGCGCTGCTAGACGCGGTGTACGACGACGACGCGCACGTTGCCAGTTGTAGCGCCAGCAAGGTATGGGGCGAGAAGGGCGCGATCGTCATCGAGCACATGGACAGGGCGGCATGATGACTATCAGCCTGTTGGTGTTGCTCACGTTCGTCGTGGTGCTCGTAAACCTGTGGGTTATCGACAAGGGCAAGCATTTCGAGTTCGCGCTGCAATGTCTGGCACCGCCGCCGATCTGGTCCACGGTTCTGGTGCTGCTGATGTGGCTCGCGTGGAGCGTTCTGCATTGAGCAAACTGGATTGCCTCCTGAGCCTGGCCAACATCCATGGCCCGAGCCCGAAAGACGTCCCCGGCAGCAGTGTCAGCGTGCGCGACCTCGAGTCGATGGACGTCTATGCCGCCTGCGCCTTTGGCAATCTGCCGATACAGTCGTATGTGCTCGGGCTCGCCGTTCACATGAAGGACGAGAAGGCCCGGCGGCTCATTCTGGACTTCGGCCTCGACCTGGTGCGAAAAACCTTCGCCGAGCATGACTGGTCGGCCCGCTCGCCGTTTGAGAAGCGCTATAACCGTCTGGCGAATACCGGGGCGATCGGCGCGAGCGAGGCCGAGATGCACAAGGCGGCGGACGCCGAGAGCCTGCCCCACGCTCTCACGGCGCTGGCTCTGGCCGACATGGACGGGGCCCAGGATTGCCCGACGTGTCAGCGTGCGGGCCGCCTGGTGCGGACCTCGGAGTGCCGGCATTGCCTGGATGGCTTCGTCTGGCTCGAGCGCGTCATGGAGCGGCCGTTACCAGCGGTCATGCCGGCGGTGATGATCGACATCCCGGCCTTTCGCCAGAACCGGGAACGCTGTGGGCGCTGCAACGGTCACGGCGAGCGTCGCCAGTTCTTTGAGTGCGATACCTGCAAGGGCTGGGGCCGAGTGTCGTCGCTCACGGACGCCGAGCGAGCCCGTCGCTGTAACATCCAGCCGGATGCGTGGCGTAAGACTTGGCGCCGTCGATACGTCGATTACATCCTGCGCGAGTTCGACGTCTGGCTGGTGGATTACGAGGATCACATCGTTCGCAAGACCTGACCCCAAAATTGCTTGACAGGACATTTCCGGTCAGAGCATACTAAATCCCTATCGTTGGAGAACCTCACCAGAAGCCCGGGCATCCCCGGGCTTTGTCGTTTCTGGAGCACTCAAATCGATGGACAGCATCATCCTCATGGTGCTGGGTGTGATCGCCTCGCTCGCTGGTATCGGGGGCACAGTGTGGGCATACCTGGTCAACAAGGGACGGCAGCAGGCGAAACTGGCGGCCCGGGATGCCTGCGTCGATGAGGCCCTGACCTCCCAGACCAACAAGCTGGATCGGGTGATCAAGCTGCTCGAACATCCCGGCGAGTCGGGCCTCGGCGCTGGCGGAGAGATGTCACGCATGGCCGGTGATCTGGCGCGCATCGCGGAAGACAATGCGACGCTCGTCAAGGAAGTCCGCCAATCGCTCGACATGAACACGCACACGCAGACAGAAACGAACAAGATCATGAAGTACATGCTGCGGGAGTTCATGCAGCAGCAACGTCGCCAAGCCACGGGGTAAGACCAATGATCGAGACCGCCATCGCCAGTTTCGTGTTCAAGCTCGTCTCTGCGCTGGTCGCGGTCCTGCTGGCGCGGATGGCGCTGATGTTCTTCGACGCTCACCTGTCCCGAACCTCATTCCAGGAGTGGATCAACAATGCGACCGATCAGGCACGCGCTACTTACTACGGTCTCCGTTTTCTTGCTGTGTGTATCGCTGTCGGGCTTGTGCTCGGCTGACCCGATACCGGACGACTTCGACCAACACTTCGAGGACGCGACTGACGTCTTCCTGCCGCCCGGCACCGACCCGCTGCTCCTCAAGGCGCAGTGCTACACTGAGAGCCGCCTCGATCCGCTTGCGGTCTCTCCCGTGGGAGCGAAGGGCCTGTGTCAGTTTCTCGACGGTACTTGGGGAGATGCCACGGCCGCGCTCGATGTGACTGCCGAGGACGTCTGGTTGCCCGAGGCATCGATACGAGCCGCCGCCTGGTACATGGGTAAGCTGCACCGCACGTGGTCAGCACCTAGGCCGGCGATGGACAGGTACATGCTGGCAGCAGCGAGTTACAACGCCGGGGCCGGGAACATCATCGAGGCGCAGCGCTTATGCGATGGGCAGACGCGCTACCGTGATGTCATCCCCTGCCTGCATTGTGTGACCGGCCATCACTCCAAGGAGACGATCGGCTATGTGCGTGCCATCGTGACTCGATGGTACCCGGCCTTAATCTTCGGCTGATCGCCCTGCTGGTCGGCGCGGCCGCGCTGTTCAGTGCGGGCTGGGCGGTCAATGGCTGGCGGGTCGGTAAGCAGTTCGAAGAGCTGAAGGCATCCCATCAGCAGCGCATCAGCGAGGCGCACGAGCGGCGGCTGCAGGCCGAGCGCGCTGCCCGCGATCTCGAGCAGGAACGTCAAGAGAAGACTAACGCCATCGCCGCAGCAGCAGAAGCCAAGCGCGAGGCCAGGGCCGCACGCAGCGAGCGCACGACAGAGAGGATCATCGAGTATGTCCAGACGCCTGCTGCTACTCGCCATCGCCTCGATGCTGAATGGGTGCACATCCACGACATTGCCGCCGTTGCCGACGGATCCGGTGGGGTGTCCAGCGGTGCCGCTACCGCCCGCGAGTTTGATGCAGGCGCCGGAACCGTTACGGCCGCTGACGCCTTACTTGTCATTACCGACAACTACGACCGATGCCACGCCGCCCGAGATCGACTGATCGATCTGCAGCGATGGATCCGAACGGCCTTGGTGGAGTGACGTGCCAAACGCTCCGCCACGGTACTGCGTCCGATGCCAAGACATCCATGCGAGCGGCGCGTGCCCGATGCGGAAATCCTTCGGCGAAGGCAAGGCCGGCCGCGGTCGAGGTGGCAGGCCCTGGCGCCGCAAGCGTGAACGCGTGTTTCGCCGCGATCTGTTCATGTGCCAGGCGTGCAAGCGCAACGGCAAGACAACCGGCATCGACCTGCACGGTCCGCGCGCTGGCCGATGTGATCACATTATCCCGCTCGAAGAGGGCGGCACCGACGATGCTGACAATCTCGAAACCCTCTGCAAGCGGTGTCACGACCGCAAAACAGCGACCGACCAGGCGCGAATGGGCAAAAAGTCGCCAGCCTGAAGGCGAGGACACCGCGCCGCCGTCGATTTTTTGCGCGTGCAGTTCGGCGAATCCGATTGCCCGGGTGGCCTGCTGATGGCGAATCGGAAGACCCCTGACAACGTCAAGAAGCTGCGCGGCACGGACCAGAAGTGTCGGATGACCGGCGCCAACCTCGAGTACGACCTGGTCGAGGATGCGCCGATCGTACCCGATACCCTGACTGCCGATGGGCAGGCGTACTGGAAACGGATCGTCCCGATCCTGATGGAAAAGAAGGTTCTCACGGTCGGCGACTTTGAGAGTCTCGAAGTTCTCTGCCTGGTGTATGGGCAGATCATCCGCCAGAGCCGCGCGGGCATCGATATCGACGCCTCGAAGATCACGCAGTTTCGTCTCCTGCAGACGGAGTTCGGTCTTACGCCAGCGAGCCGGGCGAAGTTGAAGCCGAGCGACGATGGCAAAGACGCGAATAAGTTTACGGGCAACGGAAAAAAGAAAGCCTAGCTTCCCCAACACCGGTCACGCTCGCGACTATTGCAGCATCGCCTGGCGATACGCGATCGCGGCGATCAACGACAAGGACCACAAGAAGCACTGCAAGTGGGTGCGGCTCGCGGCTAAGCGGTTCGTCAAGGACTACCGCAACAAGCGGAAATGGTGGAAGTTCGATCCCTGGCACGGCAACGACGTCTGCGACTTCATCGAGAAGCTGCCGCACGTCGATGGGGTATGGGACACACCCGATATTCGGCTCGAGCCCGTCCAGGTGTTCATCCTGGTCTGCATCTTCGGGTTCCGGAAGAAGTCGGACGGCACGCGTCGGTTTTCGGACGTCTATATCGAGATGGCGCGGAAGGGCGCGAAGTCCACCTTGAGCGGTGGGATCTCGCACTACTGCCTCGAGTGCGAGAACGAGCCCGGTGCCCAGATCGTCGTCGCGGCGTCGACGCGCGAACAGGCTGACAAGGTCTTCGAGCCGGCGCGGTTGATGGCGGTGAATACGCCGGATCTGCGCGAGGCGTTCGACGTCGAGGTCTGGGCGAACTCGATTACCTGCGGTCTGAATAACGGTTTCATCAGGCCGATCAACAGCAAGTCGACGACGCAGGACGGCTGGAACCCGCACGTCGTCATCGTCGATGAGCTGCACGCGCACAAGACGCCGGGACTGCACAACGTCCTGAAGTCGTCGATGGGCGCTCGCAAGAATCAAATGATGTGGCGGATCACGACCGCGGGCTACGATCCGAACGGCGTCTGCTTCGAACAGCGCACGATGGTGACGAAGGTGCTCGAGGGCCTCGTCGAGCTCGACCACTACTTCGGCATCATCTTCACGCTGGACCAGTGGCCGGATGGCGAGGACGAGCCGGACGACGAGCCGCTGGACGAAAAGTGCTGGATCAAGGCGAACCCGATGTACGGGGTTACGCCAGACAAGAAGACGATGCGCGACCTCGCCAAAGAAGCCGCCGTGTCGCCAACGGCCATGGCCGAGTTCAAGACCAAACGCGTGAACATCTGGACGACCAGCAAAGGCGGCTGGTTGAACATGGAGCGCTGGAAGCGCCTGGCGAAGAATGCGGTGCTTCCCGATGAGCGCGAAACGCTGGTGTGGGCCGGTGTCGACCTGGCCTCGGTATCGGACCTGACGTCCCTGGGGCTCATCTGGTGGCAGGGCTCGAAACTGCATATCACCGGGCGCCACTACCTCCCCGAAGCGGCCATTGATGAACGCAGCCGAAGGGGCGACTTCCTTTACGAGAACTGGGTCGATCAGGGGCATCTGATCGTCACTCCGGGCGAGCGCTGCGATTACGACTGGATCGAGGCCGATATCAAGCAGGCGCTCACGCAGTGCAACGTCCAGTACATCGGTTTCGACCCGTACAACGCGACGCAGGTCATCAACAACCTGCAGAAGGGCGACGCGCCGTGCCTCGATGTGCCGCAGGTGCCGAAGACCATGCACCTCGCGATGCAGGAGTTCGAGCGGTTGATGCTGGGCCGCGAGATCGTACACGACGGTAACCCGGTGCTTGCCTGGGCCGCGTCGAACGTCGTGTGCCGCCGTGATGTGAATGACAACAAGGCCCCCGACAAGAAGAACTCGATGGACAAGATCGACCCGATCGCCGCGGTGCTGAATGCCATGGTGCCGATGCTCACACAAGAAGGGCCGAAACGGTCCGTCTACGAAGAACGAGGACTGCTTTCCGCATGACGTTTGACGCGCTGGGTTTTGTCGGGTGGCTCACCCTGTGCGTTGGCGTGTGGATGCTGTCGCCGGCGTGGGCGCTGATCGTCGGCGGCGGCATGATGATGGCGCTCGCGATCAAGGTGTCGATGGCGCCGATCGAGAAGAGCGACAGCGACGAGGCTCAGTCATGAAGGGCGGGATACTGCGCGCCGCGTTCGGTTCGAGCCAGTCGGTCTCGAACCTCGATCACTGGATCATTCGTGCGATCGCGGGCGGCAAGACGAAGGCCGGCGTCAACGTCAGCCACTACAACGCGGTCACGATGCCGGCGGTCTGGGCCTGCATCACACTGCTGGCCGACACGCTGCACCAGCTCCCGATCGACGTCATGCAGCGTGTCGGCGAGCGCAAGGAAGACCGCCCGGATCATCCCGTTGCCCGGCTGCTCTCCGCGGAGGGCAATACCGACATGGGTCCCCGGGTGCTGATCAACACGGCCCAGGCGCACGCCGCCGGCTGGGGCAACGGATACCTCGAGATCGAGCGCGACGGCCGCGACACACCGCGCCAATTGTGGCCACTGCTACCGGACCGAACCGAGCCGGACATTCGCGTCAGCAGCGAAGGCGAGCGCACGCTGCGCTACAAGACCAACGTCGACGGCACGCCGGTACCGGTCGCCAGTCGCAACGTGATCCATATCCGCGGCTGGACGTTCGACGGCATCCGCGGAATGTCACCGATCGAGTACGCGCGGCACGCCATCGGGCTCGGGCTTGCGACCGAAGAGTTCGGATCGAAGTTCTTCGCCAATGACGCGCGGTCCGGGGGCTTCCTGCAACACCCTGATCAGTTGGGCCCCGAAGCGAAGAAGAACATCCAGGACTCGTTGAGCGAAGAGGGCGAGGGCCTCGATCAGGCGCATCGCGTCAAGATCCTCGAAGAGGGCATGAAGTATGTCGCGACGACGATCTCTCCCGAGGATTCGCAGTTCCTGCTGACCCGCGAGTTCCAGGTCGCCGAGATCGCGCGGATGTGGCGCGTGCCGCTGGTGCTGATCAACAGCCACCAGAAGGACACGGCCTGGGGTACCGGCATCGAGCAGCTCATGATCGGCTTCGTCAAGTGGACGATCGCCCCCTGGCTCACGCGCTGGGAAGAAGAGCTGTCCCGCAAGCTGCTCACAGAGGAAGAGCGCAAGGCCGGCTACTACATCAAGTTCAACCTGAACAGTCTACTGCGCGGCGACATGAAGACCCGGGCCGACTACTACGCGAAGGGCTTCGGCAAGTGGCTGACGGTCGACGATGTTCGCGACCTGGAAGACATGAACCCGACGCTGGATCTGCCCTACGAACAGCAGGCCGCCACGACCACGGAGACCGACGACGATGAGCAAGTTGACGACGAGTAGCGCGCTGCAGATGTTCCCGCGCGGCACGGTCCTGGCGATCGATCCCGACTGGCTGTCGCGGTTCCAGATGGACCCGCAAGGGACAGTCGAGGCCGCGATCTCGCGGCAGAAGGAAACCGCCGTCGCGCGCGCCGCGGGCGGCGTCGCTGTCGTCTCGGTGCGCGGCCCGATCATGCCGGGTGGCGGCATCCTCTCGATGCTCGGCCTGGTGGCCGCGCTCGAGGTGATCGGGGCGCGACTCCGCGCTGCGCTCGCCGACGACGAGGTCAAGGCGGTCGTGCTCGACATGGACTCGCCTGGCGGTCCCGTCGAGGGGGTCACCGAGCTCGCCAACGAGATCTATTCGCTGCGCGGCGACAAGCCGATCGTCGCGCAGGTCAACTATATGGCTTGCTCGGCGTGCTATCACATCGCTGCGCAGGCTGACGATATCGTTGCGTCGCCCTCGGCGCTCGTCGGCTCGGTCGGCACATTTATCCAGCACATGGAGTTCTCCGGGATGCTGGAGCAGGACGGCGTCACGGTCGAGTACATCGCATCGGCACCCGAAAAGGTCGACGGCAATCGGTTCCAGCCGCTCACCGACACCGGTCGCGCCGAGATGCAGGCGCTCGTCGACGACGCGTTCGAGACCATGGTCGCCGACATCGCGCGGGGCCGGGGAGTGTCCCCGAACGTCGTGCGCGGCGACGACTACGGCAAGGGCCACGTGTTCAATGCCCGCGAGGCACTACGTCGCGGGCTCGTCGACAAGATTCGCAGTTTCGCCGAGACCCTTGCGGTCTACGGCATCACCCAGGGGAGAGGCAAAGGCCGGGCTCGCGCCGAGCGCGAACTGGCGATGCTGAACCTCTAAACGCAATCCCCCGTCTGAGGCGGGCAAAACCCTTTAAAGGAGGTTCCTCTTATGGAACGGTTGGAGAAGCTGCGCCAGAAGCGCGCACAGGCGGCCGCGCGGATGCGCGAGATTCTCGATGCCGCCACAGACGACAATGGTGAAGCGCGAGACCTCACCGAGGAAGAAACGGCCGAGTTTGACGGCTTGCAGGCCGAGATCGACAAGGTGAAACCGGAGATCACACGCCTTGAGGCACTGGCCGCAGAAGAGGCCGAACTCGACGAGATCGAGCCCGGCGCCGGCCGCCGGAGCGGCACGCGTCACATCCCGCCTGGTCCGGAAGCGAAAAAGGAGTTCGAGTCGCTCGGCGAGTTCATGTACGCCGTGCGGTTCAACCCGGACGACCAGCGCCTCGAATATCACGAGGAAGTGGGTGTGCAATCCGCCAACGATCAGTCGATGGAAACGGGTGATCAGGGCGGCTTTGCCGTGCCGACCCAGTACCGCAACGAAATGCGGCAGGTGAGCCCGCAAGAGGCCATCATTCGCCCCCGAGCGGAAGTCATCGAGCCGGGCTTCCCGCCCGATGCTGCGATGTCGCTGACGGCGCTGGACCAGACCGACGACGACAACAGTACACCGGACAACGTCTACGGCGGCGTGACGGTCGACTGGATCGAGGAGGGCGGTGAAAAACCGCAGTCGGATGCGGATCTGCGCAACATCATCCTGCAGCCTCATGAGGTCGCGGGTCATATCAAAGTCACCGACAAGCTGTTGCGCAACTGGCCGGCGGCTAGTTCATTCCTGCAGCGTCAGCTACGCGGTGCCGTGATCTCTGCCGAGGAACACAAGTTCATGAGTGGCGTGGGCGTAGGAGCACCGCTGGGCATCACTCGCGCCGGTGCCGCTTACACGGTGAACCGAGGCACGGCGACTGAGTTCGATCATACGGACGCGACGAACATGCTGGCGCGGGTGTTGATGCGCGGCGGCTCGCCGTGCTGGATTATGTCGCAGTCGGTCATGCCGCAACTGCTCACGATGCGTAACGAGGTCGGCAGCCCTGCGGTCGGTGACGGCTCGCTGGTTTGGGACCCGGACAAGCGCGACGCGAACGGCGACCAGGTCTTTATGGGCTACCCGATCAAGTGGCACGAACGATCGGCGGCCCTCGGGTCGAAGGGCGACGTAGTCCTCGCGGATCTGTCGTACTACCTGATCAAGGATGGCAGCGGCCCGTTCGTGGCGACGTCGGAGCACGTCCACTTCACGAGCAACCGCACCGTCATCAAGATCTTCTGGAACGTCGATGGCCAGCCCTGGCTGACCGAGCCGTTCGTCCAGGAGGGCGGATACCAAGTCTCGCCCTTCGTGGTGCTCGACGTACCGAGCTAATTCCCTCGAGCCAAGGGCGTAGACCGCCCGCCTCTGTCGTCGCGTCTCGAGCCGGTCCGGCGCGATGGTGAATGGCGGGCGGTAGCCCTCTTTGGGCCGGCAACCTTTTTCTTCCTGATCTGGAGAATCCTTTATGGACAGCACAAAACGCCTTCACGAAGGCCTGCAGGTGGTCGCCACGATCGACCCGCAGACTGTCGCGAACTCCGAGGCGGTCTCGGATGCGATCGATATGAGCAAGTATCGGCGCGTCATGGCGATCTTCTCGCTCGGCGACATGGCGGCGGAAACCATCGACGCCCGGCTCGAGTCGGACTCGGCCAGCGACTTCGGGACCTCGAAAGAGACCGCCGTCGCCGCGACGCAGTTGGCGGCGCACGCCACCAACAACGACAACAATCAGATCATCCTCGAGCTGTCGGGCGACGATCTGACGGATGGCGACCAGTACGTGCGCGGGCGCATGATCACCGGCGGTGGCACGGGCGGTCCTGCGAGCTGTGTCATCCTCGGCGAGCCGCGGTACTCGAACGAGGCGGACCTGGCCTCGGTTGTTGAGATCAAGACGGCATGAGTAGCCTGAAGATCATCAGCGCGTTCGTCGATCGACGAACGGGTGAGACCATACGCCCCGGGCAGGCCGTCCCCGACGACCTCGATGCGGAGACCATCAATCGCCTCAAGCGGGCGCGGTGCCTTGTCGAGGCCGCTCCCGATGCGCCGCCGAACTCGGCCCGCGAGGCCGGTGGCACCGGTGCCGGTACCGACGACACGGGCGACCGGAAGGTGTCAGATGCTGCCCGCAAGCTCGCCGAAGAGACCGGCATCGATCTCGCGGAGGTCGAAGGCACCGGCAAAGACGGCGGCGTCACCAAGGGTGACGTCGAGGCCTACCTCGAGGCCCGCACCGCCGACGACGAGTAGCCCATGGCGAACGCCTGGGCCGATCTGCCGTGTGTCGTGGTCGCGTCAGGGCCCTCCCTGACCGAAGGCGACTGCCAGGCGGTCGTCCAGGCGCGGGCCGCCGATCGCTGCCGCGTCATCGTGGTCAATGACAACTGGCGCCGGGTGCCGAATGCCGACGCGCTGTACGCGGCGGACACCGAGTGGTGGCGATGTAACACGGCGGCGCTGCAGTCCTGCGGCGCCGCTCGGTATACCGCCTCGGACGAGGCCAACGACTTCGGCGCGTACTTCGTGCATGTCGTCGATGATCCCGGCCTCGGGCGTTTGCCGAACATCCTGCATTCGGGCCGCAACAGCGGATACCAGGCGATCAACCTGGCGTATCAGTTCGGCGCCCGCCGGATCCTGCTGCTCGGCTACGACATGCAGCTCACCGGCGGGCGTGCTCACTGGTTCGGCGATCATCCCGCGCCATTGCGACCGCCCCGCGACTTCGCCAATTGGGCGGGGCGCTTCCGGCAACTCGCCAGCGATCTGGAGGCCGAGGGCGTGGAGGTGCGCAACTGCACCCGCGAGACGGCGCTCGATTGCTTCGCGCGGTCGACGATCGATGTCGAGCTCGACACCGACGTCGCCGAAGCTCACGACCAGGTCACCGTTTACGTCAACCGGAGCGAGCGCACGAGCCCGCGCTTCGGCGCGATGTTCGCGCGTGGCTGCGGCGCGCACGTCGTCGACGATGACGACGCCCGTCCGGGCGCCTGGGCCGGCTTCGGCTCGCCGGCGCGCTGGGCCTCGCTCACGGCCTGCCGGAAGGCGGGACGTCCCTGGTACTACGGCGATCACGGGTACTTCGACCGGGGCAAGCGCTACCGGATCACGCGTGACGCGTTCCAGCATGACGGCGTCGGCCAGCCTGACTACACGCGCCTGCCCCGTGCTCCGCGACCCTGGCGCACCTGGGGCAACCATGTGCTGGTGTGCCCGCCCGACGACAAGATCGCCGCGCTGCGCGGTTTCGACGCGGTGGCCTGGCGCGCCGACGTCGCCAGCCGCCTGCGCGCGAACACCGATCGCGAGATTCGCTGGCGCGAGCGCAATGCCAACCAGCCCCTCGAGGCAGACCTCGAAGGTGCCTGGGCGCTCGTCACGTGGGCCAGCAACACGGCGGTCGACGCGCTCATGGCCGGTGTCCCCGTCATCTGCACGATGGACTGCGCGGCCTCGTCGATGGGCCTGTCGGACCCGGTCAACATCGAATATCCGCGGTATCCCGACAACCGCGATGAATGGGCCGCCGTCCTGGCGGCGAATCAGTGGACGATGCAGGAGATCGCCAGCGGCATGGCCTGGAGTCAATTGAATGCAGTATGACGAGCACAGCGGCTGGTGGTTGCCGGATGGCGAGGCGCACCTGCAGGACTGGATGCGTCAGGTCAACGACCGCCACGACGGCCGGCTGCTGTACCAGGGCCGCAAGTACCGCAAGGCGCTCGAGTTCGTGCCGGAACACCGCCGCCGCGTCGCGATCGATATCGGCGCGCATGTCGGCCTCTGGTCATGGCAGATGACGCACGACTTCGCGTTCGTGCACGCGTTCGAACCGATCCGGGCACATCGGGAGTGCTTCACCGCCAACGTGCTGGCGGATCCGCAGGTGGCGCCATTCGTCGACCTGCACGGTCTGGCGCTCGGTAACGCGATGGGGAAGGTCACACTCGCGCAGCGTACGCCCGACAGTTCCGGCGACACCGGCGTCGACCTCGAGGGCAATGGCATCGAGGCCGCGCTCTGGAAGCTCGACGCGTTCGACTTCCAGTATGTCGACCTTATGAAGGTCGATTGTGAAGGGTACGAACTGTTCGTCTTGAAGGGCGCGGTCGAGACGCTGAAAGCGCACAAGCCCTGTGTCATCGTCGAGCAGAAGCCGGAGACCGGTGGCGCGCAGCGCTACGGGATCGGCACGACAGATGCGGTCCACTTCCTGCAGTCGTTGGGCGCGGTCGCGCGCGCCGGCATCCAGGGCGATTACATCCTGTCCTGGGAATGACACAGGTCATCTTCGTCACCGGGCTCCCGCGCTCCGGTACATCGCTCGTCGCCGGCGTCATTCGGGCGTGCGGTGCATTCACCGGCACGACGACAGGGCCTAGCCCCTGGAACCCGAAGGGCAACGTCGAGAACGAGGCGATCCGCGAGAACCTGCTCAAGCCTTACCTCGAGCAGATCCCGGCGTGTCCGCGCGGGCTCGCCTCGCTGCCGAACCTCGGGCACCTGCCGCGCACACCGCCGGCGCGGCTGCGCGACGGTGTGCAGGTCTTCCTGCGCCGGCAAGGCTACGTCGACGGTCCCGTCGTCTACAAGGACGC